GCCTGTGCGTTGACAGGCTTGAGGCCTACCTCCGTGCTCGTGCACCGCAGGCAGGTGGTGCCGCCTGTCGTCCGGTCGATCTGGAGGCGGCAGCGCGGCATTGGATGTACAGTCGTGCCCTGCCAGACCCAGTGGCACGCGTAGTGGAACAGACCGGAGTGATCGATCGGCTGGCATGGACAGTGTCCGAGGATGTGCGAATGAAGGCAGGGACCTGGTGGTTCCGTCGTGCTTTGCATTTGGTCCGCATGGGCGTCACTCCTGCCGAGGCAGGAAAGTGGCTGCCAGACGGCGAGTATGGCGAAATGGCTGCCAGGTGCACATACGGCTCCCCCGCAGTGGATGGCCTGTTGCACCTCATGAAGGTGCGGCCGTCGATCAGCGGGGTCATCAACGCTGTGTGCCAACTGACGGGAGCCCTGGGCATCTTGGGATGGCTACTCGGTCTGCCAATCGCCGGGGACGCTATGTCAGCGGTATTCGGAGCTCTGAATACCACCGGTGGTTGGGCAGCAACGACAGTTGTGATGTCGGCCTGGTCAGCTTCCCAGCTTTACGACATCGCTGGCGTGCTCGGAAATCTCTTCAAAACGGTGACAGCCGGGAACACACCGACCAACCCTGGTGGCTGGCTCGCAGCGTTGTACGATGTGCTGGGCGTGCGCCTTCGAGCGTGAATTGTGGGGCTTGTTTGCGTAACGAGCACCAACTGCCTGGTTGCAGAAAGGTGGTTTTCACGCCGCGCGCAAAATACCCCGGGGCACGTTGGGGTGACTGCGATGGCAACCCAGTGGATGCGGCCTTCACCTCCATGCAACCTGACGACTGGTTTAGGGCGTTTCCAGCGCATGAGCGCAGGATGGAAGCGCACTTCGCCTTGGTCACACAACGGTGTGCGTTCTTGGGGCCTGGGATCCCGTGTCGTCGGCTGCCGTTGGCGCCATCAGCGACGAACAGGCGGTACGCCACGCTATTCCAGCAAGAGCCACTTGCATGGACCGGGTATGTGTCCGCTCCAACGGAGTATAGGGGCCATAAGCCGGGGGTGGGGGTTGTCACCACCGTCGGTGACATTGTTGCCGAGCGTGCGGGAGTGGTCAATCCTCTCCAGCGACCTGGGGCCGACCGCCCCATGATGTTCGACATGTTGCCGGATGATGACCCGCTGGTGGTGCCGCCTGTGCACGTACCGGCATGTTCCGCAGCAGACATGGCCAACGCCACTATGTTCAGGGTCGCCAAGGAGGCCATGCCAATGCTGGGCGCGGATTACACGGCTCTCGAAGCCAATGGTGATAACGCGGTGCTACTCCCGGGCCCCACCGGCCTGCTACAGCGGACCATCGATGAAGCTATGCGGGCCATGGTCACGCAAGACTGGAAGGTGGGGGAACCGTTGGCTCCGATTGCAGTGCAACCCAGTCCTATTGAGGAAGTGCTAGCGGACGCACCGCCGCGGGCGCGCGTGCGACTGCTGGAAGCATTGGAACTGGCTGACACTGGGGCGGCATCGGCAAAAGCATTTCACCGATTCAAGATTACGGTAAAGCGCGAACTCTGGCACGTGCAAGGGAAAGCACCTAGGGTCTACCACGCACCAACACCTTCGCGAACATTGCATTATGCACCCTTTTGGCATGCCTTCCTCCATCAACTCGTGGGACACCCATGGAGCGTGAAGGGGCTAACCCCCCCAGCGCGCGCGCAGGTCTTTCTTGACCATGCGGTTCGGTGGGGCTGCCGGTGGGGTATTGGTGGGGATGTGTCCGCTTGGGACACTTCCTGGACACCCACCACTCGGCTCTTGGTCGCGCAAACGGTGCAACGCTGGATGAAGGGTTATGATGACATGGGCATGCCCCCCGGGGCACCGCGGAGGCTCACGGGTAAATTCCTGGAGATGCTGGCCTATGGACTACACCAGTCGGGGGAGTCGGACAATGGGCCGACGAACGGTATTCTTCACGCTGGCGTGAGGATTGCTGGGCTACGACTAGTGTATGGGGTGGACCCAGTCACCGACCCTGCAGTGCTCATGAAGGTTGAAGGCGATGACGGGGCGGACGTTTTCAATGGGGCGGAGTGCCCATTGAAGGCGAAGCGATACCAACAATGGTTCGCTATGCTGGGCTTTGAGGGGTCGCAGGTTCCAGGCGTGGTTGACTGCTTGGCCGCTCCCCACGAACCACCGTTGGAATTTTGCTCGGCCATGATCGGCGGCGGTAGTAAGGGCGCCCTGTCGCTGCCGGTTCAACCACGGGCTTTTCTGCGCTCGCTTTACCTGGCACGGACCTCAGGTGATCTCGCCGGCCTCCGAGTTGCGAAGGCGTGTTCCCTGGCCGTCAGCAGCCCCGGGACTTGGGTCTCAGCAGCCGTTGGCGCTGTCCTGGGGAAAGGGGCATGGCACATGGCGGTGCGGGCCAAGCACTTGGATGACCTCGACGCGCGACACCTTACTCTCCAGGACTTGGTGTCGGCGAAGAAGGCGGCGCGTTTGCCGCAGCCTGATCCACTGGCGTTGGCGTTTGAGGCAACACAGTTGCAAGTCACGGTGCCAACCCTCCAAGAGTTCTACCACCACTGCGTTGATGGCACCCGTGAACAGGGCATTGCCGCCATCCAAGCAATGCGCCGTCGTGTGCGTGGCTTGGGAGGAAGTGCCATCAAACAGTGATGTGCCTGTTTTGTGGCCATGGTCACTCTTCGATTCTCTTGCCAGCCACAGTTCCAATGGCGTGTCCGTTGGGTGCTTGTTGCCCCGGACCCCGGGGGTTTAGCTGCCGTTGGCGCCACCCCGGGGGAAGGCGCACGGCACGCATTGGCTTGGCTCTATAGTGATAACCTT